CTAGATTGGTTTTTAGAATCTCCTAGATCAGTATACTTTTTTATTAAGTACTATCATTTATTTGTAAAAGAAGTTTTATCTAGTAATATATTTCGTGAAGGTAATATAATTTCTGGATTTCCTTGTGATCCTAAATTTGGAGAATTTTATTATCAAGATTTGGACATTAGTAAAGTAATTATAGGATCCGAAAAAAGAGCTAAAATGTGGACAAACAAATTTGGAATGTCTAAACATAGAATTTTCGGACATCAATGGGCAGTAGTAAAAGACCATAAATTTGAACCTTTGATTCACCCCAGATTCAGATCAAGAGTTAAAACAAAGGGTAAATATGACATTTAATATTTTGTTATAATGTTACAAGTATGTAACGCAATCCCGAAGAGAATATTAAGTTTATAGATAGTCATATAAGATCGTGTTAGAATTTAAACACAATCAACAGGAGAACTAATGACCTATTCGCAATCCAGTGTTAAACCCCTTACAGATGAAGAATGGAAGGAACTTGTTGCCTTAAAAGAAGCTATCAACGAAAATCCTGCTGCTGTTCATCCAGAAAAGATGGAGTTGTTCACTGAATTGCTTGTACGATCTTGGGATGTAAAGTGTGATCCCCCTGACACTACAAAATGGCGTAAAGGTCATCCAATGGAGGAGTCATGACTTTAGAAGAAAAAGTAGAGTTTCTCCTAAAAAAAGTTGAGGTTCTTGAAGAAGATTGTAAGGGACTTCAATTACAAGTTGACTTAATGGCGGATAGGGTGTATGATTACACAAACGAGTATGAAATAGAACTCTAAATATTACGAACTACAACAAAACGAAATGCAATGAGATTTATTGTTTATTCTAAACCAGAGTGTCCTTATTGTTTTAAAGTTAAAAAAGTCTTAGAACTTTGCGGTAAAGAATTCGTCGTTTATACTTTAGGTGAAGACTTTACTAGAAAAGAGTTTTATGCCGAGTTCGGAGAAGGTTCAACTTTTCCACAAGTTGTAGTTGATGAAAAACATCTGGGTGGTTGTACTGATACTATCCAGTATTTAAAAGAACTTTCACTCATCTAATTTATGGGTAAACCTCGTGAGCTATACATAAATAGAGGTGTGGAATTATTGTTAAGAAAAAGGAGGAGAGAACCTGAAGCACCAAAAACATTTAAATTTAGTTTTGGTAAGATGGTTACTCTCCTCCGACGAGAGATAAACATCTATTTTGAATTTTCATTGGATATAAAAAAGAAGTAAATCTCTCGGAGGCAGATCCATGACAGCACCATTAGTTGCCATCTTTTGCATGGTATCTTTCATGTTCTTGATTGTTGGTGGTATAGTTGGATGGTTATGGAAAGAACATGTAGTTTTCTCCACTCCGCAACAAGTATTCGCACATCCAGAAATGTTCGATTCTCAAGGAAACTTGATCCCAGATGAAGTAATTGCAGTACGATTTGAAAATAGCTATGACGACTACGACGAAGAAGACGACGACTAGTAGAAAGACTTCTACCGCCGCAAAAAAGACTACTACTACTAGTAGTAGTAAACCCGCAGCAAAACCTGCAGAAAAGATTCAACTGACACCAACATCTTATACTCATGAGATTTTTGCAGCCGTAGTTGCAGAAAGAACTAAGGACAAGAAGATTGGCATTCTTCAACAATACAATGAGAATTTTCTTAAGTCTTTGTTGATTTGGAACTTTGATGATTCCATTGTGTCTGTTCTTCCTGAGGGTGAAGTTCCTATTCAAGCAAATGAGAACGCTGAGAAATCTCCATCTTCAAACATTCGCAAGGAATGGAATAAGTTTTATAACTTCGTAAAAGGTGGTAATGATGCAATGAATAAACTCCGTAAGGAAACTATGTTCATCAATATGCTTGAGTCTTTTCATCCTGGTGAGGCTGAAGTGTTGTGTCTTGTAAAGGACAAAAAGTTGCAAACTAAATATAATATCACCAAAGAACTTGTTTCTGAGGCGTATCCTGACATCCAATGGGGGAATCGTTCTTGATATGTCTGTGAACATTATTCATGCAGATTGTGATCCATCTGCTGCCAAAAATCGTGATCTACCACGAAATTCTTATTTGGTATCATATGGAATAGATGATGAAACACAATATGATGTGGTCCAAGCCGGATCACAATATGATATTTTTAATTATTATTGGGACAAATATAGAGATGTGAGAGGTATTAAATGGACAGACGGAACGATCAACCCGAAAATGTGGAACTATCAACCACCGGAGAGGAAGAAAAAAAAGTAGTCTCTGGTGATATGAACATTGAGATGAATCTTGATGCTCTTAAAGAAGTTAAAAAACAATATAAGAAAATCAAAAGATACATGAGATCTTCTATTTACACAGTAGCCATGATGGACGGAAGGGAACAAATCGTAAGTCGTTTACTTAAGGACCAGGAGGATAATCCTGCATAAATGGGAAAACACTATCTTCTAAATCTCTTTGGATGCTCATTCGTTTTACTAAACGATGAGCATTATCTTATGGAACTCTTAGAACAAGCTGCAACTGCAAGTGGTGCAACTGTATGTCAAACTATTTTTAAAAAGTTTGATCCACAAGGAGTTACCGTTTTGTGTTTGTTATCTGAAAGTCACATAAGTATTCATACATGGCCTGAAGATGGTAAAGCTGCTTGTGATGTTTATACATGTGGAGATTGCGATCCGAAAATTGGTTGCGATATGATCATAGAACAACTATATGCAACAAACCATACACTAAGTTATATTGAAAGATGATATAATAGTGTTCTAAATAACCCTATATGGAGATTATACATGCTCTCTACACAATATCGCCTACGCTTGGAAGGTATTTGCAGTAAGATTGCCAAGCATGAAGAGGTGAGTTTGGAAGATATGATTTGGGCTGAAAAACTTGGAACAGCAAATCGCACTGCAGGAACAATGCTTCGTCAAGCAAGAAGAACTGCAGAAAATCCCAATATGCAAGAAGGTGATATGGATGATTTTTTAAATCAACTTGATATTGGTGGAACTGGATTTGATCGTTTCGGTAAGCGTGGGTTTGATAGTGTAGATGATATGGTTGACTGGTGGACTGAAGATAAACCAGACGACTGGCGCCAGAGAGACTAATGACCTACGAAGAGTTTGTAAATAAAAGTCCAGAGCACTATATGGATATGGTGCGATTGATTGATATCAAACAAAAGTATCGTATGTCTCTCACAGAACAAGAAAAAGAAATACACGCACATATCATGGAGTTTCAAGAACAGACGAAACTCAATGAGTTAAGAGATAAGTTTGAAAAGTGTTTTGAGATAGAAGAATGAAACACGCACTTATTGTTTCTCTATGTTTTCTGCCTCTTGCCATCATCTATGTTATAATGAAAGTATCCGTCTGGTTGTCCTCTAGCGTATCAGAAGTCAATTATGTCCGAGAAGATGCAAAACGAGAACACGGACCCTATGTGGAAAACCCATATGGAGACACTGATGAAGAGGATGAGACAGACTGAAATTGCTGAGATTATTGATGAAGCCATTTGGAAATGGTACTTTGAACAAGGAAAAGAAGTTCCAAACTGGAAAATGCAAAAAGATCCTCAGTGGTGGATAGATTACCTCAGAGAGCTTGACGAACAACAATAACTAGTCTATAATCGCAGTATATAATTACCTTTATCATGGAATACAAACCCTATTCCCCAGAATGGAATCGTAAGAGATACCTTCGGGAAGCCCTTGAAACTTACTTCAATGACTATGTGGATATTGATGTAATCTACGATGATCTGATGGATATTCTTCATGAAAGATCTGAGCAGGCTTACTATGAGTTCAGTCGTATCAATGATTTAGAGGCTAGAATCAACTCTAAATAAGTCATAGTTCGGTTTACCGTACATGACTCTAGAAGACGGGTGTTACTCTCTCAAACTAGAATGTGCGTTGAGAGATTTAGGGTTCGTTGACATTGGTTGGAAGTGTGTTGCACATGCAGGAATATTTTTTGTGCAACCAGTAGGAATCCCAGATGATCCTGAGGGAGATCTTTTGGGATTTTCTCTTTCTATACCTTATGCAAAGGATAAGAGAAAATACAGATTAATTTCAACTGCCAAAAGAGCTTTAGATTTTGCTTTGAATCCTTCTTAATTTGGTAACAAAAGTTACAAAATTGGTTGACTATATAGGATGAATGGGAGTATACTAGCCTCCTATCGTTCATCCTATGACTAAAGCACTTTTGCTTTTAGCATGGGTTCCACTTCTTTCTATTTCTACGCCACAACTTGCCCAAACTAATCAAGTTACGATAAGTTGCGACGCAGCGTGGGAACTAATGGACATCGTTAAAAACGACGATGTAGTAGACCAAAGAAGAGAAGACCGATTGCTTTTAGAACTCCGAAAGGATGTTGTAAAACTCAAGTGCTAACCTGAATAGGACGGAAGTAAGCCGACTCGGAACGGATCGTTCATCTATGGAAACAATTCTCTGGACTTGTGTTGAGGCTCAAAGACTCATTAATAATGTGAAACTAAAAATGGATGAGCCTGCAAGATCTGAACTCATTCAGATCTTCAAAGAGGGATCTCCAAGGACTTGTAAATTCATAGACGCAAAAGCCGACTGAAGGAACGCTCTTTAACCTCAAAAACTAAGGAGAAAACCTAATGTCAAAAGTCGTATATCGTGGTGTCGAATATGATACCGCAGAACGCCCAAACCAAACTTTCAAAAGAGAACCTCATGTAGAAATCTATCGCGGAACAATGTTCTGGGTAGATGAAAACGGAAACAAACTCTCTATGCAAAAGTCTGGGGGTGCAAAATGAAGAAACTTAACTTCCTTCAAATCATCAAAGAACAAAAACAAAAAGAAGATCGTCGTCATCAAGCACAACTGGCACAACTAGTAGGAGCAAAATGATGTTCTCAGTCGCACAAATAATAGTTTCATCTACTGCTGCGATTGGTTTAACTACGATGTTATTATCTTTTTATATTCAATGGTTATATAAGTAAAATTGTCAGGGAGGTTTACACCTCCCTTTTTTTGTAGTAAAATAGTAAGAGATTATGCATAATCATGGACAAAGAACGACTTAAATTGATTGTAAAAAATCTGGAGTCACTTGTAGAATGTCTTAAATCAGAAATTTATTCTGATCCAGATTCTTATAAACAATCAAAAGAAAATGTAAACCACATCTCGGATTATGACGAGGTGTTTGATGACGATGGATACCCTGACTGAGGAATTAAATGACTGTAAAACTGATTTCTATCACTCCCGATGCAGAACAAACAATGGCGTATATTGCGCGAGTTTCTAATCCTGCGAATCAAGACAACCAAAACTATGCCAAGTTGCTTGCTTATTGTATTAAGCATAATCATTGGTCTGTTTTTGAACAGTCTTCTATGACTCTTGAGATTGAAACGAATCGTGGTATCGCGGCCCAGATCCTTCGACACCGTTCGTTTACATTTCAAGAATTTTCACAACGATATGCGGACACAAATCTTCTGAGCACTGATATTCCTGTGCCAGAACTGCGTAGGCAGGACACCAAGAACCGCCAGAACTCGATTGACGACTTGGAAGAAGAGAATGTATTCGTGATGAATAAAATGATTCAAGACCTCTTCCGGGATGCTCAGGATGTTTACAATTATCTGTTGAGTCAAGGTGTTGCAAAGGAGTGTGCTCGTTTTGTACTCCCCTTGGCGACCCCCACACGCATCTATATGACCGGTTCTTGCAGGTCATGGATACATTATATCAATCTCCGTTCTGCACACGGAACTCAAAAAGAACATATGGATATTGCCCTTGCTTGTAGAGAAGTATTCAAACAACAATTCCCTTCAGTTGCAGAAGCTCTGGAGTGGTAATATATACCAATGCCCCTTAAGGAGGTAACATGTACTACCAAACTAAAGCAGTATCAAAAGACGAAGCTTGGACTACATGCAGAATTGTAGATACAACTAAAGATAATTATATTGTAGAATACAATGAAGATGGAGAATTCTTGACAAAAGAAATTAAACCAGAAGAACTTCAAAAATTAGATTACTCTGAATTAGAAATTAGTCAATAAAAATGTCAGTTTCAATAATATCCGCATGTAAAAATAGAGGTAAAGCCCTATCAGTATCCATATCTTCATGGATACAATTTGATGAAGTAGATGAGATTATCGTAACTGATTGGAATTCTGATGATCCGATTGATCATTTGATTAAATTAGATCCTAGAATTAAAGTCATCACTGTTCCAAACGAACCTTATTTCAATCAACCTCAACCATTAAATTTAGCTGCATCTTTAGTAAAAAATGAATATATTTTAAAATTGGATTCAGATACTATTATGAATCCATATTTTAATTTTTTTGATCATCATAAGATTGATGATCAATCATTTTTAACTGGTACAGATGAATCTTGGAATTTGAATGGTGAAAAGGATCCTTCAACTGCATCAAAATATCAAAAACATATGTTTTTCAAAGCTCTTTGGGGTACTTTGTACATCACAAGAGAGAACTATTTGAAAATTGGTGGCTATAATGAAAATATGACCAAGTATGCTGCTTGGGAAGATACCGAAATATATGAAAGAATACTGCGTTTGGGATTAAATCATGTCCAAATTAAATTTGGACTAAACACTCTATTTTCTTTGCCACATTTAGCTAAAAAAAGAGTTGAAAATTTCCAAGCCTATACAGAGAATCCAAATCTAGAAAAAATCATTAGAGATCACATCAAAAAATATCATGATGTAGAAGATGATAATGTAGTACATAAACTTCTTCTGGAAAAACATAACAGAACTAATCACAAAAAGTATAAACTAACAGAAGAAAGTAGTTATTATGTGGAACCTGTGTTAAAATGGAACTTAGAACAAGTATCATCTCAAAGATATATTGCTCAAAAAATACTCAATAAATAAATCATAATTGAATTTTATTACTTAAATGGCGACTTATCCTGTTATTAACAAATCCACTGGTGAACAGAAAGAAGTGTCCATGAGTGTTCACGACTGGGATCAGTGGAAGAAAGATAATCCAGATTGGGATAGGGACTGGAGCGATCCATCTACCTGTCCCAATTCTGGTGAAGTGGGCGAGTGGAAAGACAAACTCATCTCCAGAAATCCAGGCTGGAATGATGTTCTCACTAAAGCCGGAAAAGCACCTGGTTCTCGTGTAAAGAAAATCTAGTATGCCAAGATCAAGAAAATCTGCCAACGGCAACAGCAACATCGGTATTGGTATGAGCGCAAAACAAATGCGCCGTAAAAAACCAATCAATTCTGACTTGATGACGGATATCTCTCCGTTGACTGATAATCAAAAAATCTTTTTTGATGAGTATAAGAAAGGTAAAAATGTTTTTGCCTATGGTGCTGCAGGAACAGGAAAAACATTCGTTGGACTTTATCTTGCACTTAAAGATGTTCTTGATGAAAGAACTCCATACGAAAAAGTTTACATTGTGAGGTCTCTTGTATCTACTCGTGAGATTGGATTCCTTCCTGGAGATCATGAGGATAAGTCCTCTCTCTACCAGATTCCATATAAGAACATGTGTAAGTACATGTTTGAGTTACCTACTGATGCTGACTTTGAAATGCTCTATGGAAATCTCAAAGCTCAAGAAACTATTTCATTCTGGTCTACTAGTTTTATTCGTGGTACTACTCTCGACAACGCAATTGTATTGGTCGATGAGATGCAAAACTTGAACTTTCACGAATTGGATAGTATAATTACTCGTATTGGTGAAAATAGTAAGATCGTATTTTGTGGTGATGCTACTCAATCAGATCTTGTTAAAACCCATGAAAAAAATGGGATTCTTGATTTTATGAAAATTATTCGTGCAATGGAATATGATTTTTCCATGGTAGAATTTGGAGTTGATGATATTGTTCGTTCTGGACTTGTCAAAAACTATATTGTTGCTAAATTGGCTTTAGGTATGTAATGTTTGTCCATCTAGATTATTTAAAAGAAGAAGTTGACTTACAAGCTGAAAATATTGAGGGTACGAGATTCTATCGTACCCCCTCTGGTAAGTTATACCCTTCTATCACTTCTGTAACTAGTTTTTATGGAAGACAAAAATTTATTGACTGGCGTAAGAAAGTTGGTGAGGAAGAAGCCAATAAGATTACTAAGGTTGCTACAGATCGTGGAACCAAGTTTCATGATATTGTTGAGAAGTATTTGTTAAATGAGGATATTGATAAGTATAATCCTCTCCCTGTAACAAAGTTTCTTTTCCTTGCGGCAAAACCTTATCTAGATCGTATAAATAATATACATGCTTTAGAAAAGTCACTTTATAGTGACTACTTGGGACTTGCGGGCAGAGTTGATTGCATCGCTGAGTACGAGGGAGAGCTCGCAGTTATTGACTTTAAGACTTCAAAGAAAATAAAACCTGAAGAATGGATTGAAAATTATTTTGTCCAGGAAACAGCATATGCTTGCATGTATTATGAAATGACTGGTATCCCAGTCCAAAAACTGATTACTATTATGGTTGCTGACAATGGAGAATGCTTCGTCTATGAAAAAAGAAACAAGGGTTACTATATTAAACTTCTTACCAAATACATTAGAGAATTTGTCACATACAAAACAGAAACCTATGCAGAACACAACTGAGGAAGTAAATTCACTTATAAAAGAAAAATTTCTTTGTCAGTCCAAGTTTGCTCAGGACATTGAATATCTGGTAGCTACATCTAAAATCAATTATATTGAAGCTATTGTCACATATTGTGAAGAAAATGGTATTGAATTTGAATCAGTATCTAAACTGATTTCAAAACCACTGAAAGAAAAGATTAAATGTGAGGCAACTCAACTTAACTTTCTAAAGAAAACAAGTCGTGCTAAACTGATGTTCTGATGACGCCAATAGAGGTATACAAAACATACCTGGCATTCAAGAATCATTTCACTAAACCAAACTACGATTACTTTCAATATTGTGGGAAGTCCAGAGCTTCCAAAGAATCGTTCAACAAAAGAAAAGATCGTTACTTTTTTGAACGCATGTCTCGTCAGAAGTCTGATGACGAGATCCGTCAATATTTCTTGGCTAATTTTGTAGAATGTGATGATCCTTCAAAACTCTGGATCGGTGAAATTATTGAGTCAGGTGAAAAGAATTACGCAAACTGGTTAAAAAGATCACAAAGCCTCTTTTATCTCTTCAAAACAGAGGCTGAAGTGTTTCTTCATAAAGATACTTTTGATTCGTTGTTTGAAGTCAAAGGTTCATCTCATCCAGAAATTCTCAAAAAGTATTTACAAAACGCTGTATCCATAGAGACCTTTGTGATCATGGATATGATTCTTAATTTCTCAAAGAAATTCGATAAGAAACTACTGGACCCAGTGTGGGAATCCGTCAGTTTGCGTATAAAAAAATACAAGTCCTTCCTAAATATTGATAAGGAAAAGTACACACAGACACTAAAGGAGATCGTATTGTGAGTGGATTTTTTCAATCCGAGATTGTAAGGGAAGCCATCAAAGAGATGGAAGAACTTCAACAACAAATTATTAAAGATACCTTCAAAGCCCCTATTATGAGTAAGGAGGAAAAGAAGGAACATGTAGAACTCATGAGAACTTTTCTAGAGAAACAGAAGAACCTTTACTTCCGTCTCTCATTATCTGATGACCCAGAAGCACTTGAAATGAAAGAAAGAATTCAAGATGCTGCCAAATTTCTGGGATTTGATGGAAATAACATTAACGAATTATTTGCAGAGATGGAAAATTCTCTGGAACGCCTAGATAAAATCGCAGATATGTAAGATGTCTTACCACTACAAAATCACCTCCTCATACTGTTACCATAATGGTGAGATTGTAGATATGTATTTCATCAATGGAATTCCTTTTACATTTGATGACATTCCTCTCATTATGCAGGAAGATCCATACATTCAAGTAGAAGCTCAAAATAATTACGAATATACCTCTGAAGACATGTATCGTTGGTCAAATTATTTGGTTGATGAAATGTGTCATCCTTTGTTATTTGAACTTCAAATAGAAAACCCAGAAGAAATGCCCAAAGATTGAACCAAAATCGGGCTTGACATCCCTTCCTACCCCGTGTAAGATAAAGTCGTCCCAAAGGCCAAATACACTCAATACGGAGAATACAAATGTCTTTTGCTGATCTCAAGAAACAGTCCCGTGCTGGTTCACTGACTGAAAAACTGATCAAACAAGTCGAAAAACTGAATAGTGGAGAAGGTGGTGCTGATGATCGTTTCTGGAAACCTGAAGTAGACAAAGCCGGAAATGGTTACGCAGTCATCCGATTCCTCCCTGCACCCGAAGGATGTGAACTTCCTTGGGCCCAAGTTTGGAGTCATGCATTCCAAGGTCCTGGTGGTTGGTACATCGAAAACTCTCTGACGACTCTGGGACAGAAAGATCCTGTGTCCGAACACAACCGTGTTCTGTGGAACTCTGGATCTGATCGTGATAAGGAGATTGCTCGGAAACAGAAACGCAAACTCTCCTACTACGCCAACATCTATGTGGTGAGTGATCCTGCACACCCCGAGAATGAGGGTCGTGTGTTCCTCTATAAGTTCGGTAAGAAGATCTATGATAAGATTACCGAAGCGATGCAACCGCAGTTTGCAGATGAAGAAGCCGTCAATCCTTTTGACTTCTGGACTGGTGCTAACTTCAAACTGAAGATTCGTAAGGTTGAAGGTTACTGGAACTACGATAAGTCTGAGTTTGAGAAACCTTCTGCTCTTCTGGATGATGATGACAAACTGGAACGCATCTACAAGAACCTGAACGATCTCAATGAGTTCGCTGCTACATCAAACTTCAAGTCCTATGAGGAACTGAAGAAGCGTCTGGATTATGTCCTGGGTGCAAAAGCCCCCGCACGACAGGATCCTGAGACTGTTGAAGAGGATGAACAGTGGGAAGCAGAACGCCGTGGTGAGTCTGCTCCGAAGCGTTCTACTCCTTCTTTTGAGATTGCTCGTCCTGCAGTTCAGGAAGAAGATGATGAAGATGCAGATGATGCTCTGAGTTACTTCCAGAAACTGGCTGAGTCCTGATAAAGTAAAAGGAGGGATAAAACCCTCCTTTTTTTATATACCCATTACTTTTTCGTTATAAGTTTTTTTCAATTTACCATCACTAAAATTAGG